ACAAGATCATACTTTCCTTGGTCAGTCCAAGTACTACTTATTTCTATTTGATACGTATCATTAAATCTTTGTGTCTTTGTTTGAGTGCCGCCAAGGTTTTCCCCATAGATAAACATCATATTTGACCTTTCATCTGTATGGGCATCTCCCTCAATATCAGCTAAAGGGGTATCATTCTCACTATATTCTAAGCTATGCTGATATGTTGGATACTTAATAAATGTACCAGATGAGTTTCTAACTGCTAAATCAATAACATCTAAATGGCCTTTTAATGAAACAATATATTGAGCGTTGCTGCTATCATCGGTCACTTTTAGAGCCTTGTAATTACCGTAGTTAGAATAATCAACTGCGGTTCCATCAGCTAAAGTAAGTGATTCATTTTTAAGTAAAACAACAGTTGCGTTACTTATGGATTGTTCTCCATCTGAATCTGCTCCACCTATGTTAATCTGATTTGTATTTGTACTTGCTGCCATTATCTCGCTAAAGGATTACTTAGTATTTCACTGTTGTTATAAAATACTGGTTCATTATCAAAATCTTCTATCATATTATCTAACAACCTACCGTATGCTCTACTAGTCCAAGTCACATCACCTTTAAGTAAGTGAAGTAAAAATACAAGGTTCGTACCACCAACTAAATCAGATGAGCCAAACTGCCAGTACAAGATACCTTTTTTCTGATTGTAGATTGTCTTTGTTTTTCTTCTAGCAGTAATAGATAAGTCTGTATACATATCGTTTATTGGCTCACTAATTGGTACAAGTTGGCCTTGAGCACTTAGGTAGTAACAACTATCCTCACTGGCAAAAAATATTCTATCTTTTATTTTTATTATACTGTCTGTTGCTAAACATCCTACCTTATTACTGATAGTTGATAGGACCCAAGTATCTGGAGAGCTGCCTCTCATATTTAGGCTATGAATACTGCTTGTTGTAAATATTAATAGGTCACCACCCATATCACTAAAACCAATTATTCTACCACCAAGGTCGCTAGTAATCTGTAGGAAATTAGCAGATGGTAAAACATCTGGCATTCCTACTTCACTGTATAAAACAAAATTCTTACGTTGCTCTTCATCTGCATCTCCAAGATTTAGAGTTACATCACCAACAAATCTTCGGCCCATAAATTCGTGAGATACTTCGTAGCCGTGATTTATTTTATCGTTTGGATATGGATGTCCCTCGAATGTTACTGGGTCCACATCATAAATAAAAATTTCTGCATAAGTAGTTTTGTTTGTGGAATCATCTCTGTTATCTGTTCTCCAATTCCAGTATATAGGCTCATTAGTTCTGTAAATATAACTATCTGCTGGTCCAGCACTGAGTTTATAGCTTGCCCATAATGAGTCACCAGTAAGTCTACAAGCGTGATAATAATAAGATGTGCCACTAGCATTAACGTGTCTATGTAAATAGCTTTCTACAATACAATCGATAACCGTTGCATCAGCTTGTTTTTGAATAATACAGTTTTTATAAAAGCCATCGCCATCTGTTTTATTTCCGGGTACTAATATCCACATTTCTCCACCAATAGCTTTTACACCACTGTTGTATATGGTCCCAGCTCCGCTGCCTATAGCTGCACTGTTTTGAGTTATGGCCCAACTGCCGTAATAATCTGGAACAAAATTAGCACCAGTATCAACGTCCACTTCATAAATACCGTAGGTGTCATCGTGACTAGTTATTCCTAAACTAAATTCTTCTAATTCACTATCACCAGTTGAATCGTGATAGTATTTAAAATAAGCACTAGTTATTGAGCTTATTGTAGATGAATACCTACTACTATCTAATGTAACAAATTCATCATAAGTAAGTGGTTTAATCTGATTAGCATTAAGACTTACTCTATTCATATCAGACTCTGACCTATCTATCCGATATGTGCCAACTCTACGAAGTGCAGATTTTTCTCTGGTCCGTAAAAAATTATCAGCAGAATTACTTCTATATAAATTGAAACCAGTTACTCTTGGGTTGTATGTAGCTGACCTAATTGTAGATGAGTTTCCGTCATTGGTAGCAATGTTATACTCAAAGCTTACTTTAGCGGCCATTGCTCTTGGTCGTGATCTGGCTTGACTCTTAACGGTCTTTAAACGTGTAAAGGTAGAATTACCTAATGGTCCTACTTGTACACCGTCATACACTAATGCTAAAGCATATTCGTGAGTATAAAAGCTAGTATTTACAGTAGCAGAATCATATGCAATGTTTCCAGCCATTGCTCCATCAGCCACTTTAAATGTAGTGCTTTGGTCAGTACGCTCAAGACCTCTTTCTTTTGCTGATGTAGAATCAATCTTTACTTCAAAATCCTCATCAATATCACTAGCAAACTCACTACGTTTAAAAACACCTTTTATATAATTGTTTCTAGGATATGCAATATCCATAAAATAACCAGAGTTAGATGAGGTTAATACATATGAGCTACTACCAGTAGCAGTCTTTAGACTGTTCCATCGGCCACCAGTACCTTGAGAATAACCCCAAAAATCTCTAAGATTTACGTGTTGAACTTGTACTGGGTTAGTGCCACTATGTGCAGCAATTCTAACAATATTACCATCACTATTAAAATGATGATGGGATTTGTGTATGCTTGTACTAGCAACAACTTCACCAAGTTTTAACTGATTGTTTGAGCTATCTGTTACATCTCTAAATTGAAAATAATCAAATGCGTAATTACTTCCAGAAAGGTATGGACCGTTGTTATCTCTAAGCCAAATTATCTTTTGAAAGTCACCATTAGAAAAGTCAACCCAATAGAATAACGAATCATATACTACTTCATCTGATGAGAACTTAATTGCATACTCATCATTTGCTTTTAGTATACCTACTTTTGAAATATCAAAATTGATATTCTTTTGGCTTATGTCTTCACGTATGTCTTTGGGGTCAGCATTGGATACAATGCCACCGAATAAATCAATATCTATATAGTTCATAAAGCATCTACGACAGTAGCTGGTCCACCAAAATCTTGATTAGCAAATGTTGCTGCTATTCCAATTCTATTCTGATAGTATCGAGAGTAATGCCTATCAGCATCTCCGCTTTGACCCAACATATCATAGATACGAGCTTGTGCAAATTCAATCATTATGTAATGATAAGGTTCTGGTATTACTGGAGACTCTCCAACAGTTGCTCCGTAATCCACACCATTTGATGTTCCTTGTAAGGCAAATTCGGTTCCTACGATTGTAGCTTTACCACCAAGGCCAATAGTATCCCAGTCGGAAAGTAATTGGTCAAACGTATATCCTTGTCCGTAAGGTGAGCTGGCAGAATATGCATCTTGTTCAGCATCAATAGTAACTAAAGTATCACCGTTTCTAAAACCAGTGTAGCTCCCTAAATCTGTAACGTCAGACAGAATTAACTCACCAGTATTATCTCCTTTAGCATTTACTCTTACCACCTTTGCAGTAGTAGTGGCAGTCCCACTATTACTGGCTAATCTTCCCTCTACAACATCACCGACCTTAAATGATTGGCCAGTTAAATTTTTATATCTTAAAGCTCTATATGCAGTGCTCTTAGTTAATTTTTTAGGCATTGCTACATATTCAAATCTTAAAAGTTTTGCATCCGTAGGTTGAGGAACTAGAGTCATTCTGTTACCCTCAATTCTGTAGCATTCTGGATGTCCTTTGTAAAATGTGTTACTGTCTACTTTATTAGAGTAACCAGCAGTTTCTACATACCTATCAAGTAAATAACCATCATAATCTGGTGGTGAATCCATTTCGATAAAATCGCTGGGTAACTCAAAACCATTTGAATGCTCGTCCAATAGCGTAACGTGAGTACGCTTATAGCATTTAGCAAAAAGACCAAGGTCCCTTTCAGCATCTTCCAAAAATAATTCCGCATCACTACTATGACTACCACCAAAGGGTTTAGTAACCCTTGTTTTTAATTCAGACCATTTCATTATTTACCTCTTATTGTAAGGGCCACTCCAGAAGAAAGGAATCCGAAACCACATATGAAAAGATCAGAGTGGCCCCAACATCTAGCTTATGAGTAGCTTGTAGGCATATCAGCTTGTATTCCTAACATTCTAGGAGAACTAAAGCATAAAGCACCCATCCAGAGAATCTTACCGACACGAATGTCACGATCCACTGGCTTTTCATAACCATCAAAGACAAAGTTACGCTTTGAGTGATGTTTGTAACCCATATACTTCTCATTCAAGAAGAACATATGTCTGTTAGCATCTTTGTCATCACCGGGAGCAAACAAGTCTAACGCTTGGTCCACAACTACCGGAATACCTCTGTAAAGAAGATTCTGGAATCCAGCATCAGCTAGAGTTTGTGAACTAGCACCAAAACGCTTTTGGTCAGTTAGAGTTGATTCATATGCATCGAAAACAACTTGTGAACAAACAATCATAGTTGGTACATCAGCACCAATAGAAAGGTCCTTATAGGCATTTCTAAAGAGAGTTTGAACGTACTCATTCTTAGCACTGTTAGAAATATCAGCAAATGTGAATTTCGTAGCAGTAGCAGCATCAGTTGCTGAACCTATAGAACCATCTTTGACGTAACCACCATTCCACCAGCTATTACTAGAGGAATCAATACCGCCTAGAGTTCTGCTCTGTGCGATAACGTGCTGCAATCCGGCTGGAGCATTAGCAGATACTGAATAACTACTAGCGTGCTCTGGGTTATTATCGGAATAGATAGCTTTTGCAAAGTCATCTCTCATTACTCTTCCGATATTATTTAGTTTTGCTTGTAAAAGGTCTAGAACCGCCTCTGGTCCAGAGTTGATGTTTTCTTCTCTAGCAGATATTGTTATAGTTCCAAACGCTTGCGACCAATCATACTCAGCAGACTTGATGATGTCAGATGCACCATAAGCCATAGCATCTTGTCCCTTATACCAACCATTTTGTGCAGTACTATCACTGCTTGCAGATTTAGCATATTCAACTGGCTGAACAACTTTATAACCACCACTTACTGGTTGTGATTTAGCTAAGAGTCTATAAGTGACTACATTAGACTTAAAGATGTTATCCACCAACTGAGGGATATAGTGCTTTCTTGTGATGTGAGATAATTGGTCAAAATTAATAGTTCCTACTGGATTTGCCATTTTTTCACCTATTTTCTTTCACCGAAGAGACTATCTCCGTATTCATTCATTATGTAACTCCGTAAATCGTTTGGGTCAGTTAACTGAGGAGTTGGAACTTCCTTGTCCCCACTAGCTCTACCATCCGATTCCGGAATTGCTTTAAGTTTCTCTGCCTCTTCAAAAGCAGAGTGAGCCTTACTTATAGCACTTGTTTCAGCAGCATCAAAACGTGCAATCTTGTAAGCATCTTCTAAGTTCTCAATTCCTTTATCAACTGCTAACTCAAGTATTTCATCCAAAGCCTCATTATTGAGAGCTGGATAATTACGTTGTAATTCAGCAATTTCAGAATCAAGTTCTTTTTCAGCTTGCATAGTTGCAATCTGGTCTTGTAGCTCCTCGATGGCAGAATTTGAATTGTATTCTTGTGTTTCTGCTGGACTCTCGGTGTTCTGAACTATACTATCAGTCTGGTTGACACTAGGTAGCGAAAACAATGGATGATCGTCCCCGAGGAAATCCTTTAACGTGGCCATCAATTTCTCGTCTTGTTGTATCGACTTTACTTTCGCAATATCTGATTCAAGGTTTTTTCGATGTTCTGCGAGTTGCTGGTCACGCTCAGTATATGACTTCTGCCATTTTTCCTTATTAGAGCGATCATCCAAGGCAGCAAGAATCTCTTCTTGACTATATTCCTTGTCACCAAACTTATAACTGTCTGGTACTACTACCTCTTTGGTCTGCATATCATCTGTAGGTTTCTCCGATTCTACAGATTGGCTTGCATCAGCCTCTGATGCACTCGCATTGAGTGCCGGAGCCATTGATAATTCTTCGCCTTTAACTTCATTAAAGCTATCAGCTGGAGTAAATCCTTGTTCCATTAACGCAGCCTTTTCCTCTGCGGATATGTTTGCTGCGGTATTGATATTTTCCATTTTATATTCCTTTTATATTCGTTTGGTTTCCAATATCTATCAAGCCTTTGCTTGCACTTTATCTGGTTCTTCTTCCGCAACTGGGATAGGTTTCTTCTCTGGCAGTACAATTACACCTTTTACACTGCTATCAGTGTCTAAAGTGACTGTTTCAGCCTTTAATTGAGGTGCTATCCTATCCATTAATAATTTCCAAGCATTAGGTTGCCTATCGTCTGTATCGTCCATAGCAGCCGTAAATATCTTGTCTATAACATTAGGAACTGCTGGATGCTTACGTATCGCATCACCCCAGCCAGTTTTTGGTCTTCCGCCTTTTGATTTAGGCTTCTTCAAGACCTATTTGTCCTTGCATTTGTTGGGCCAGCTCTGGATTACTCTGTAAGTTTTCAAGAATAGCTCTAGGGTCGTTACCCATATCTGCCATACCTTGCTGCTCTTGCATCGCTTGAGCTTGTGCCTCTTTTTGCTCTTGTAATTTTCTCAATAGTCTTTCCTTACCGGGTAGCTCCATATGTTCAAGAATGTATTCTTGGTCTGTAAGTGCACCCATCTGAGCTAATTGTAAAATTTTATTTTCTAGGAACTGTCTATTTTCTGGTAACATAGAGCCAGCTTTAGCTCTTACTGCCATTTTACGTTCCTTAAATGCAGCACCAATAACATCTCTCATCTCAGTTACTCCATCTGGGTCCGTAACAGATACCCAGTGAATTTTATTACCAAGGTTTAAAAACATCATTAGCCACATTTGACCTAGTGTTTGTATACCTCTGTCAATCACTCGAGCTTTGTACTCTATCTTAGTTGTTGCTGCTTGTTTCATTATCTGTGCTTGTACACCAGAAGTAACATTGGTATCTCCTCTTCCTTGAGAACTAGGGTTAATACCAGACACCACTTCAAAAGCATCAGTAAGTAAATTATAAAAGTTAAATACATACCCGGGAACACTAGCTGGGTTCTGCATCTGTACGGCTCCGGGTCCTTTCTTTCTAATGATAGAACCGGGCCTATTTGTTATTTGGTCAGTAACTTGAGAAGTCTCATCCACTACCCACATTGGGTTTGATGTAAGAGCAATATTGTCAAGCACTTGGGACGTAATCTGGTCCAATGCTAGATTCAATCCCTTTAATCTTTTTGGCTCTGGTTTACCCCAGAACGAATGAGCACTACCATTGTTTTTTAGAGTAACAAACGGAAAGGGATGCGGTAAGCCATTATCACGATTAAAGAAAGGATATTTATATTCACCATCGTATAGCAACACGTTATTAGCAACGGTTGTCATTAATAGCTTATTGGGGTTCTTGGGGTCCCTCATATAGCATTCAATTAGTAGTGCTCTTGGTTCTAATTCTTTGTAAGCCTCTTGCTGGTCTTCAACAACAAAGTGTCCACCAGTATCAGTTTTTAATTTAGCTTTTTGACTTTGCTTATCATTCGGATCGTACTCTTGATAAAGTTTCATTGCCTCGTAGTCACCAAGCTTACTCTCTGGAGCCACGAAGTGGCCGTTTTCATATTTGTCTCTGATAATATGCAACGGAGTTGGAGCTGCATAAATAACATATTCAGCGTTTTCCATCTTAGTAGCACTTGGATTTACATAGAAAGCATATGGGTCCACAACATCACAATCTGGCATATCATCCTCATTGCGAAAATGAACCTTTAAAACACCAGTACCGTACACTAAAAAGTCTAATAACCACTCTGGCATTAGGTCTGTCATACCTCTTACGGTCCATAATTCATCTAGGACTCCTTGCATTGTTTCAGCAATCAAACGGTCCTCTTCTGATTGGCCATATGAAATGACATCAATTTTAGGGGGTCTGGTAGAAAGTATTGGAATCATAGTGTCTATTGCACTGGCTATCATATCGATAGTCATTTGATTCTTATATTCTGGCAGCTTAAAGTTACCCCAGTGTTGTCCAGCGTAAAGAGACTCAGCCTCTCGCCAATGTTTCATTGTAGACTGTTTAGACTTTCGAGCTAAGACAAACTTCTTTTGAAGTTCTTTTATCTTTTGCTTAGTAGCCTCATCTGGGTTGTAATTCTTGGTAGCATCTTCAGCTCCAATTGGATAGAGTTCTTCAGCCACTAATAGCCACCGCCACCTTTACCTTTATTTGGTTGTGAGCCTTTCATTCCTTTCATTCCTTTTTTCTTTTTCTTGTTTTTAATCATTTCAAGAAATTTGGCTTTCTTGCTCATCTTTTTATTTCCGTGCATCAATTGACTCCTATTGCATCACTAATCGTTTTACGTATTTTCAATTTTTCTTTTTCATATAGAATGTCTTGAATAGCTACATCTATATCAAATCTCCACATTTTCTCATCTTCGGCAGAGACTTCATCCATACTAATATGGAACTTTTTCCACTTTTCGTCAACGGTATCATAGTAACTAACTTCTAACCAGTCTTCAACTTCTGATGGTAAGCTCATTTCCAGAATCCATTCTTTCTAAACTTTCGAGCTCACGTAATACCCAGCTCTTAGCTGGCAATGGTTTATCTGGTCTACCAATATGAAATAATAGATATCTAGTGGTATCCGCCAAATGGTCTTCCATCTTCGTATCTACGTCCTCTACTCTAAATTTATCGTGACTTAAACTTGGAATAGTTCTGATCCAGTTGTCACAAGTATCAAATATGAAAAGCTTTGGCCGCTTTTTAATTTTTTTCCTAGCAATATCACCATCCCAGTGCAAATACTCACGCATATTATTCCAGCCGTTTATACGGTCATTATTTGCTTTAACTATAGGTATACCTTTCATAAGCATTATATCAGCGATAGAGAGCATACTAGGCAGTTTCTCATCACTTCTATTAGTGTTCTGAGGGTTTCTAATCCACATAGCTGGGTCCCCAATAGTTAGATAAATATCTTCATCACCAGAGTACTCGATTATTCGAGCTATGTGATAGTCTAAATGTTTTTCTTTCTCATAATGTTCTCTGTAAATAAATACATTACCATCATAGTCTACTGCTGCCCAGATACAAGCAAAGTAATTAGTATAGCCGTAGTCAATACATCTGTATCTTCTCCAACCCTCTGGTATTTTAAAAGGTTCTACTACGTGCACATCTCTGTTAAAATCTTTAAAATACTGACCAGCGAAAGTATCCCAACTACCCTCTAGCCAAGCACTCTTTAATTCATCTGGTAATGATTCTAACATATCTAAATATCCGGGGTCTATTTCCATTAGAGTAGGATTGTCATAGATTCGACTAGGTATAAAGATTCTAGTATTCCCACGCTCATCTGTATATGTTTTATTATAGGCATCTTCTACAAAGCGACTTCGTACCCAATGATGACCGGGTCCACCCGGATTAGTTGTACAAAAGATTTGAACCTTTAATTCTGGTATGGTTGTTCGAGCTGAAGAAATAAGTCTAAGATACTTTTCCTCACTATCTAAAAGAGTAAGCTCCTCAATTCCCATTTTTTGATATTCGTGTCCTAGGAATGCAGACCAGCTATTCTCATCAGAAAGGTGACCAGTCCTTATTTTAGCACCACTAGGAAAGCGAAATTCAGCCGGATTACCAACAACCTTAACATCAAGATATCTCCACATATGTCTAGCGTTATCTATCCAATCTCTTAAATCAGTATAGTTTCTTCTAATAACGAGGCCCCGATATAATGGATTATCGATATAATGAGGTTCGACCATCCAAGCAGTCATAGCAGTAGATTTACCGCCCCCTCTTGCACCACCATAAAGTATTTCTTTCTCTGATCGTTGTAAAGCCTCTGTTTGAGGACCGGGATGGGGTTCAAATACTACATTTTGCATATAACACAATAGTAACACTTTATCCGATACTATGGTAGCTAAAAGTGGTGTTGAAAATCTGAGCGTGTAAAAATGATAGTCAGAGCGTAGCTCTGACACCTAGCCTCGGGGGGTGACCGACACATTATAAATTAGCAAATCAAATTTTTTCTCTGGGAGTTTGTCACATTCTGGTCACAATCTGATAAATTACCCTCAGAGACTCGCAGTCTTACACAGATAACGCAAGGCCATAATCGAAGCAGCACGCACCTTAAATCAGAAAAGTACGGCACTAACTGGTCCTATCTGGACTTACTTTTTAGCTCAGTTAAAAAATTATTTTCAGTCGACAAATCAGTATAATTTATAATTTGTTACGATTGTTGTTGCATTTGTTACAATTGTTACAGTACCTTTCCATAGTTGCTTTTTGAAATTATTGTTTAAGACACGTTAGTCATTCGCCCATTGGGAACGGTTAATCACCAATAAAGAGTAAAACTCTAGCACATAAAAATATGACTAAGGGGCCCGAGCAAGGACCACGGTTTAAGCTCTGTTAAATCTAGTTTACTAGGCATCTTAAGATGAATGAAGGCCACCTTTCAAGATAGACCCAGACACAACACTCAAACCAGTATAACCAACGAATAACGAAAGTATGCAGTATTAACGTGACACTTAAAAATTTATCTTTCTTTCTTACCGCTAGCGGTGGGGCGGATATGGTCCTAGTGTACTTGATTTTAGTCCTAGCGACTTAAAGCCACCGCAAGAT